TTACAGTAAACATATTTGTCTTAGTAGACTTGCGTGTTTTTTGTTGCAATTTTTTTTCTTCCATAATATTTGTATTATCACTCAACAAATCGCTCATATTATAATAGTCAAATATAAAATTTTTACTATTTGACTATTTGCAAATTGACTAATATGTGTGTGCGCATTCCTAAATGCAAATGCAAATGCGACCAATCCATATAATACTTATGTTGCATACATCAGCCCACAATTTCCAGATAAAAAGGTAATCACATTTAATCGTTCCTCCATGACGTATAAATTATAATTATATTCATAAATCCGCCATGTAGGTTTATTCACTCCAATAATATTCCCCGTTTGCGGGTCACAAATGGTGAGAGTTTGTGCGAGCGGGTCAATTGCCGGAATTATCGTATTAAATTCAAACTCTATTTGGTTAAACCGGCTCATATTAATTGCGCCAGACGGTTGCAAGTCGGTTAAAGATGAGTTGACGCAAAAGTTGTAGCAATATAGTCCATCCGGTGCGTTGCCGCTAGTTCTCGTATATTTTTCAATGTAATTAAAAATGCCGACGGGTTGAATATTCTCACGATAAGACCCGTCTAATAATATTCCCAGATTGACTAATATGTGTTTGTCATTTTGAATATTATATGGTCCGGTAATCATCCATCCGGTGAGACGCCCGTCTACATTTACGCCTGGTCCGATTTGTGCGGTTTCAGTAAAGTCATCGTAAACTCTTTGAACTGGATAAATGCCGTCCGTTGGCGCAGGGATTAAATCCATCGGCATATAGCTATACGGCCAGTTCGTGTAATTAGACCATTCATTACGCAGATTAACGTCGCTCCTTTGAAAATAAAAGAGCCAATTAGAGACCATCCCGAGCGACTCCAGCTGAACTTTATTTGAGCCGGTTACATTATAGAACGTTTTTTCGCGCACTTGTTTGAAGAGATATTTTTGTTCTTTGGACGCAAAATACCGCGACTCTTCATTGGATAAAAAGCAGTATGTGCATTCTAAATGAACATCCGCATTCCAACCGGTTCTCGTGTCTGTATAGGAGTCAATATTTAAAGTCAAATCCGGAGGAGGCTGTAAAAACCGGTAAAATTGCATGTAGAATGCATTAAAGTTGGGTGCAACATAGGGGTAATTATTAACATTGTCAAATACATCACGAATTTGAAATAGCTGGTTCACTGGGCGAAAGGTGACATTGATATATAGCTCATTATACTGTAGGGCGACTAGCGGGAACGCCATTTGGCTTTTTGTGCCGAACCATGCATTTAATGGAATGTATATCATTCTGCCGCGAATGGAGGGTTCTGGTCCGCACTGTTCTTCGGTAAAGAATGCATTGGGATAGCTATTTACGCGAGAGCCGGCGTTTGCTGGGTCGTTTAATTCGGGGACATTGCCGGTCATTTTATTGAAAAGCGCCAACTTTTCGGTGCTATAGTCGCGTTGAACCGTGGCAAGAATATAATTGCCGGTGTATTCTTGCAAGGTTTGATTGCCGCACGTGATGGTTATTTTTGAAATCATTTTTGCGCCTAAATTATCAATCCATTTGAATTCGTACGGGATCCATGCGCCGGCATTAATTGTGTCTGGTTCAACGCGGTCGGACGGAGGCATAATAGGGCTCCAAATGCTGGGTAAAGCAACAGATAAATAGGTGTCCATCAATAAATCGGCATATCGGGGCACTTTAAATGTAAACGTAGACTCTTCTGTCATGCGAAGAGTTCTAGAGCCATCAAAGTCAACGCGAAATTTTTGAAGACCAAAATTAGTGTATTTAGAATATGTGGTTTTAAAAAATGATTTGCTGGGGTTTCCATTTAAAATAACGTTTTGTTGTCCTTGAGAGACTAAATTCATCAACCCGCCTGGCATATTATACTATATTATTATTATACTATTGATAATTTTTTAAACCCTTTATTATTTTAAATGTTTCATTTAAACCATTGATATAAATCATTTTTATAACAATACAATACAATACAATACAAACATTTTTTATACTAATATATAATATGTCTACAATTGGTGATCCAGCATTAACAACTACTTTGGTTAATGATACAATAGGTCGTGTGAAAGAAGTTGTAAATATGACTATGAGAGAGCTTCAAAATATTTCCGCAACTGTCTGGGCATATATGTTATTTATAGTATTAGTCATATCGTTTATAATCTACTACATTTATTTGTCCAACTTGCAAAACCGTGAATGCAAGTTTTTTGATAAAAAATATTCAACAAAAACTAGTTTAGTCGCAATTAATAAAAATGCCCAACAGTGCCAATACAAATTTCGTGACTATTATATTAAAACCGCATACAACTGCTGTAGTGGCGGCTCGTATAAAAATGATTACGTGTCTCTATGTGTATTAAAGAGCATTTTAGGCCAAGGTGTGCGCGCATTGGATTTTGAAATTTATTCCGTCAATGACCGCCCAGTGGTGGCAACCTCTACCGCGAATAGTTTTCATATTAAGGAAACGTTTAACTCCATTGATTTTGCAAATGTGATGAATGTAATAACCAAGACTGCGTTTTCAGAGACCACATGCCAAAATGCGGAAGACCCATTGATAATTCATTTAAGGTTCTTCAGTTCTAACCCACAAATGTATAAAAATCTTTCCGAAATATTTAAATCGTATGAAGATAAAATGTTGAACGAAGACCACAGTTATGAAAATGGCCGGCATAATTTAGGAGATGTCAAATTGCTTGATTTAAAAAAAAAAATAGTTCTCATTGTAGATAAGACAAATCCCGCATTTATGGATTGTAAAGAATTATATGAGTTTGTCAATATCACAAGTAATTCCATTTTTATGCGGGCGTTGCATTATTATGATGTACAGTATACACCCGACTTAAATGAGCTCATTGAGCACAATAAACAGGGGATGACAATGGCAATGCCTGATAAGGGTATTAACCCTAGTAATCCAAGCGGGGCGTTAATACGTGAAACGGGGACGCAATTTATTGCGATGAGGTTTCAAAATACGGATACGTATTTGGAGGAAAATAACCTGTTTTTTGACCAGGCAGGGTATGCATTTGTATTGAAGCCGGAGAAGTTCCGTTATGTGCAACCAACAATTGATGCGCCTCCACCTCAAAATCCGGCGTTATCTTATGAAACCAATGTTGTTGAAACAAATGTGGTTACATATCAAATTTAGATTTAAATCATTCAGATTTAAAGTATCTAACATTATCAATGTATTTTTATATAGTTATAATGTATGAAATTTATGAAATATAAGAACAAACACAAAAGTAAAAGCCGCAATCATCGTAACAAATTTGAAAGAGACAGCCATAAAAATAGTGATAATATAACTGCAACAAATACTGCAACCACATATAATAACGGTAATATAACTATTTCCAACCCATTGTGCGACCGTAAAATGACGTTTCAAGATTGCGAATTAACCATTTTGCGCGCGGCAGTGGACTCCGTTGAAAACATACAGGGCAAAAAAACCGCCGCTCTTCCCGAAATCAAATCCATTATGCATATTGTTGAGGTGTTTTTAAAACAGAAGCATCTCATATGTTACGGTGGCACAGCAATCAATAATATATTACCTAAACAAGACCAGTTCTACAATAAAGAGATTGATATTCCTGATTATGATTTCTTTTCAGCCAACGCGTTAAATGATGCAAAAGAACTGACCAATATATATTTTAAAGCCGGGTTTGAAGAGGTGGAAGCAAAAAGCGGTCAACATCACGGCACATATAAGGTGTTTGTGAACTTTATTCCCGTCGCAGACATAACCAGCATTCCGGCAGAACTGTTTAACAAACTGAAAACTGACGCAAAACGCGTGGGCGGAATTTTATATGCGCCTCCCAATTATTTGCGCATGTCTATGTATCTTGAACTATCGCGCCCCGCTGGCGACGTCAGTCGTTGGGAAAAAGTGCTGAAACGTTTAGTGGTTTTAAATAAGCATTACCCTCTTACCTCGCAACACTGTGATACAGTAGAATTTCAGCGTAAAATGACGAGCAAACTGAATGACGACACCATTTATAATACGGTAAAACAGGCGCTCATTGACCAAAGCGTGATATTCTTCGGCGGCTTTGCGGTCTCCCTGATGTCGCACTATATGCCGAGACATATGCGGACCAAATTGGAAAAAAATCCTGATTTTGATGTGCTGTCGGAGGAGCCCACGCTAACTGCC